CCTGCACTACCTGAATTGTCCATAGCTTGTAGTTCTGCGTTAGAAACTGCTATTTTATCAGTTTGTATAATGTATTTAGAGTCTATTTTTTTACTTGTACCTGCACTACTACCTGTAGTATCAGACGTGTCTACAACCATTAATTTATCATCATTAGCTGTGTTTTCTGCAAGTGCTGTTTTGTCTGTTAGTCTTTGTCCTGCCATTTTTCTTTAAATAAGTTTTTAATTTTGTTATGTTTTTTTGTCTTTCTTTGACTTTTTGTTTAGTTATCATTTTAACAACATATAGTTATATCCGCACCCTCTAAAAAAGATTTAGTTTTATTGCTTAAAGGTGCTGTATCTAAATTTAATCCTGCATAATATGTTTGTGCATTTGGTACTACATCACCTTCATTAGTTTGATTAGTAGAATATTCTGGAAAATTAGCTGTATTACCTGTTAAATAATCTATTAATCTTTTTCTATAAAATTCTCCTTGGTCAATACTAGCATTTATAAGAGGTTTTAATTCGTCATGGCTTACAGTACCACCCTGCTCACTTGACATTGTTACAATACTATTATTAACCATTCTTAAACGCAAAAACGGAAGTACAGTAGCAAAAGCAAACTGCACTAAAGCAGGTTGTATATATTTTTGTAAAAGCGTTAAATAATTACCAGTTAAACTACCACCCTGAATATCTGAAATTAATTTATCTTGCAAGTCAGTACCTAAAACAGGTAATATATATCTATCTTGTGCCATTAGTATATATGGTAATAGTAAATTATCATCTACTGAACCACCTAAAGCACTATCTTTTTTTAGTCTATTTGTACTTATAAATAATGTATGTTGTACTGCCATATTTTAAATTATTTTGCTCCTGGGTATGCTCCTTGATTAGGCATATTTACAGGTGCTATTTTACTTTCTTTTATTCCTCTAGGGTTTCTAACATAACTTTTTGGTATGCTATTAACTTTATTATAGTCATTGTCTAAGCTTTGACCGTTTTTTAATTCTGTTCCTGCTTTTAGTCTATATAATATCTCTTTCCATTTATGTCTACAGTATATACCACCCTTAAATTTAAACAAATCGTACTTTCTACCTTTATGTCCTAATTGTTTGTTAACTCCTGCTTGACTTGCTTTATCAATATCTTCTATTCTCCAAACAAAACCACCTCTACTTAACCTCATCATATTTTCACAAAATGGTCTAGATTTATTGCCTGTTTTTTTAGCCTTTGTCGATCCTACTGCATACTTAAACCTAACTCTATATATAGACTTGTCTAAATAACTAAACTTGTCCTCATTAGATTTTATTTCATTTACTGCAAAATTCTCTTTTTTTTGTATCAATCTATTTGCCCAATCTTCATAGCTTTCATCACTACCATAATCTCTTTCTTCTACAATTTCCCATTCTTCGCTATTTATTTTTTGACCTTCTAAATTTTCTATTATACTATTGTAACTTTCGTCAGATAGTTCAGTTAATTCTTCAACGTTTTCTATTTCTTGGACTTTTTTTTTTGCCCAACTTTGCCCTGCGTCACCACCCCACAATGCCCAAGCTATTCTACCTGCTGACGGATAGCCCTCTTCACCTGGACTAAAACCCTCTGCTTTTTTATCTACTTCATGCCTTGCAAAAAAACTATTCATTCTCTTAATCGTGTCTAAACTTAAATTTTGTCCGTTAACTATTGACCTAGCACGAGCTACAGCAACCATAGTTCCACCTCTGCCATGTTCTTTACGCATTTCTAAACCCATTTTTGCTTCTTCTACCATACCTTTAGTAGGTTTAGTGTCTATATCTTCTAATGATTTAAATTCTTTTTTTATTGGCTCATTATTGCCTGTATCTATTCCCTCTTTCTCTTGTTCATCTTCGTCTAATTTACCAACATTACTAATGTCAATAAAATCAGCTGGTTTAAGCGTTTTGAAATATAAATCAAGGTCTATACCGTTAGCGTGAAATATTGGCTCTAAACCCTCTAAAAGCGTATTTTGAAATGGTTTTATAACTGTATTGTTAAATAAGCTGTAACTATCTCTTAGTTCATCTGCATTATTTCCAAAGCCACTACCGTCACCTTTTACACCAAATAATAAAGGACTTGTAACTCTATGTCCTGTTAAAACTTTTCTTGTAGTTTCTTGTGATAAAAATTGGTAACTATCAGAATTGTCATTAGCATTTATCGGTACTATTTCAGGAGCAGTATCTTTACCGTCATTAAACGTTAATAGTATTTTACCTGCATTACCTGAACCACCAAACTTTGCATTTATTTGACGTTCTATAGTTCTTCTTTCTTCTCTTGTAGGTATTCCGTTAGCCATATTAATAGCCATGCTAGGAAACATACCTGATTTTATATTAGATAAATGAAATTGTGCTATTTCCATATCTAATTGTATGTAGCTAGTAGAACCCTGATAGTCAGGAGTAGCATAATAATAAGAACCAGGAGAGTAATCTTTTATACATAATACTTGGTTAGCGTCTGACCTATCTTTTAAGTCAAATGCTTTATAGTACCTAGGCTTGTGCTTTCTTGTGTTTTCCCAATCTGCACTATAGTAATATTCATTTACTTTACCATAAGCGTCAGCTTTACCGCTTCTTATATATTGTGCAGGTATGTGTCTAACTTCTACTATTTTTGTTCTTGGTCTATTCCATATTGTGTTTACATAGCACATACCAAATAATTTAAGGTCAAATGCTAAACATTTTAAAGTATCTTTTGGTGAATTGTGTAACAGACTACTTAAAGCTAACCAACTTTCTTTTTTAGCGTCACTTTCTTGTCTATCTGTAGCGTCTAAACCCTCACCATATATCATACTACTAACACCTTTTATAATTGCGTTGTTTATACTACTACCATTGTATAATTCTAATAAATATTGAGGGTATAAATTATCAGAACCAAATTGTATATAGTCTTTGTTATTAGTTTCTGTAATAGTAGGCAGGTTATATTCTGCTAAATGTATTACTGATATATTGTCTTTTTTCTTCATTATAATTCGTATGTTGGAGTCCAAGTTTGTACACCGTATTGTACATCTTGATTAATATCTACTATATTATCACATGGTGTTGCTGTTTCAGCGTTAGAAGCAGGTAAACCCTGTATGTTTTGTCTAGTATTGCAAAAACCTGCTGTTAATAAAGGTACTTGGTCATTATTTGTATATTGTGTGTAATAAGATAAGGGATTATTTGCTTCTAAATTTTGATAAGCTTGGTCTACTGTTACATTTAAAACTATATTTACATTAGGTATTAATGTTTTAGTAGAAAGTCTTAAATCTCTTTCACCATAATACATTGTAATATCATAAGTTTCACCAACAGGAGCAACAAAATTACCTAAAACTCTGTTATTTCCTATGTCAGCAATACTTATATTAGTAGTTGTAGGATACCATAATTGTACCCTAAACTCCCAATATCTATCGTTATGAGTATATGTAGGTTGATAAGTAGCATTGTCTATAGTAGATTGAAAAGAAAAGGCTCTAATAAAATTAGTTTTTCTACCTCTTGCTAAACCTAGTAAAGTTTTTTTGCCTGAACCTGCTACACCATTATCAATTAATGTAGGATCAACATTACTGCTAATATTTTCTCTAAAAACAATAGGATATAGAGAAACAACACCAAGTGAAGAGTCCCAATTAAAATTATATACTCCCATATTTATAAATTTGTTTTAAATATTCTTTTTCTAGCTTTAATTTATCTTCTATTGTTTCTGCTTTTTCGTATTTTATATTAAACTCCTTTAGTAAATCTATATCTACCATTATACCTTTTGTTTTACTCATTGTGACCACCTATAAAATCTAAATCATCTTCTACTACTTTTTTTTTCTTTTTTGATTTAGTTGTGTTTGTAAAATATTTTTTCTTTACTTCTTCACTTAAATTATTTACTTGATGAGGCTTAAGCTCACCAAATGATAAGTTCATATTTAAGGGTTTGTAGTCTTTGTATTCGTCTTTTACTTTCCAAGCCATAATATAGTTTATTTTTATTAAGTAATAGTGTAGGTAAAACAGGGCGTTTACGTGCGTGGCTTTACCTAAATAACACTATTACAATTATAAATATAAAAGTCATTATATTGTTCACAACTTGTATATTTTATAAAAGTTTTTTTATATAATTATAATAATTGTAAAGTTTAGTTAATAAAAAAGGGTTACCAAATAGATAACCCTCTTTTAAATTGAGTAACGATTTATTAATTATCCAGTAGTGATAGTTAAATTTGCTTCGTCAGTTAATCCGTCAAACGGATATTTAGCTGTAGGTGTTCCACCTGTGCCAACTCCTGCTGTAGCATTTATCCAAATTAATGGTTCTTTTTCCTCACCTCTTAGTTCTAAAGTAAACCCTGTCATACTTCCTTTAGCATCACCACTAACAGCAGTACCAGCACTTACGTCCATACCATTATCCATACCTAACAAAAATAAGTTATCGTTGTTATCAAGAACAAAAACTTGACTTCTATTGTAAGAAATTAGTTTAAGTTCGTTTGATTGTGCAACACTTAATTTTTGCATAGAAATAGATAACGTTTGTTCAAAAAATGTAGTACCTGTTGCAGGATCGCTAGTAAAGTTTACTGTCATAGAGGATAAGTTTGGTCTTAAATCATATTGAAATACTGTTACAGCTCCACCACTTTGTATATCCCAATTAGCAAAATTTGCAGTATCTATAACATTAGTATCTGTACCGTCAAAAACAGCATTAGCTCTAATGTCTGAACAATATGACTTAACAAAGTATATACGCTTTAAACCACCTATTTGGTCTTTACAATCTACTAATAAACCTTTTGTTAAATTACAAGCCATGTTATTTATTTTATATTATTAATACTAAAAAAAAGGGGTAGTATTTCATACCCCTTAATTTAATTCAATTATGCATGTGCATTAGTTCCAAATACACCATCATCTGCAACTGCTGTTTGTACTCCCATTGCAAACCTCATAACAACTCTAACATTGTCAGAACCGTCATATTGGAATGTTGGAATTACATTAGCCTCAGTATAGTCAGTTAGTAAGTTAGTACCTACAACTAAATTTTCAGGATATGTAGCAACAATAGTATCGTTGAACATTCCTGGACAAACATAAATAGGAAATCCCATAAATGTTAATGAAGTAAAGTTACCTGCTGCACCTAATTGTTGGAAAGTAGTTGCTGCAGCTAAAGCCTGTGCATAAATAGAGTAAGTTTTTCTATTCATATAAAAACCAAAGCCTGGTGCGTTGATAATATTTGTACTTGCATTTACTTTGTCTAAAACTTCATTCAATCTTGATATTACGTTAGAAGTGTCTATTGCTCCTGCAGAGAAATCTACTTCGTGGAAACTTTTCATTGCAGATGCATTAATCCCTGTATCATCTAAAGAACCATCATCTGATTGAAAACCAACTAATGCAGGATCGCCAGAGCCTTTCCAAATAATATTTTCAATATGTGATGCAGCTTTAGCAGCAATTGTTTGTAATAAGAAATCTTGAAAAGTTCCTGGTAAGTTACCATTTCTATCCATATTTTCTCCAATCCATGTAGGAAATATAGTTCCTCTACAAATTTCCTCATTAACTTTCATATCAGTTAATGTAACTACTTGCTCAGTTAGTGATGAGTTAGAACCATCTTGAAAACTACAGCCACTTGCTGATTGAACTGGATCTGTTATACCTACATTTGTAATTCTACCTGATTTGTTAAGACCATCAATTACTCTTACATACCCATTTGCTATTGTATCAGGTGTTTTAACAGCAGCAGTTACATAAGGCAATGCTAATTTACCAGCATACGATGTATATGCTGAAGCATCAATGTCAAATTGATAATCTTTTGATAAATTGTACTTTTTCATTTTTGTTATTTATTTATTTATTATTAATGTAATATGCTGCTCTTTGTGAAACAGACATTTTTGACAAATCTTCTTTTTCAGATTTATTATATACTTCAGGGTTATGAGTAAAACCATCTGATCCTGGTGTTTTTTCTAGTTCTATAATTTGTGATTTTAGCTCCTCCACTTCTTCTACTAATGAAGAAATCATATCTTTAGACATTTCTACCATTTCTTCTTCTTTTTCTTCTTCTTTAATTTCCTCTTGTACTTCTTCTTCTACTTCTTCTGACATTTCTTCTTTATCACCATAAGCCATTTCTTTAACTTTCTTAGCCATTTCTCTAGCTTTGTCTTCGTCTACATGGTCAGGTGTATGGTCAAATATAGCTTTAGATAGTTTTTCTTCGTCTATTTCTTCCATTTCTTTTTCTTCTTCTTTCATCTCTTCTTTTTCCTCTTCGTTTTCTACTGCTTCTGCGTCTTTATCTTCTCCCATGTCAAGTATTTTAGAATTTTCATCTATAGTTAATTTCATTCCGTCAGACATAGTATAAGAACCTGCACCTAATGGTGAAGTTTCACCGTCATCACCAACAACCATTACAGTAGAACCAATCATAAACTGGTCATCTTCGGTTGCTAATACTCTACCGTCATCTAAAATCATTTCAGCATACATTTTTACTTCTTTGCTTTCCTCTTTTGATAATAAGAGGTTTTTGATTTTTTCTATTGTAGTCATTGTTATCTTTTTTTTATAAATATTAAACTTAAATTATTGTTCACAGGCTCAGCGTTTTACTGTCCTATTTTTTATAGCAGAACATACTTTTACAGCAGTTTGTTTATTACCATATTGCTTAACCATATCTCTTAAACATTGTTCAAAAGGGTACTTTGCTAATGCTTGATTATTAACAAAGTCAGCATACTCTACATATTTATATTTTTTCTTATACTTTTTACGTTTTTTACCTAACTCATTTTCTTTGTATTCTACCTTTGTACTATCTTCGTGAGTTTCACAAGCCATATATCGTACTACTCCGTTTACTCTATGAGTATGAAAACCTTTACAACCTTTAAACATTTCTGCATATATTTCAGCTTCTTCTTTAGTAGCAAACAAAGGTTCACCGTCTAAAGTTCCTACAACAGATAATTCATTTTCAAGTATAATATCTTTAATTTTTCCTAGTGTAACCTCATCAGGGCAATCCGTACATTCTTCTGCTAAATCTATAATATCTTTAGGCTTTGACGCTTCTATTAACTTGTCTGTAAAATAACCCTCAATACTAAAACCTCTTACTTTACCCTCTTTTACACTATCCCAAATTTCATCATTGTTTACTTTCATTTTTACAAACCAAGTACCTACAGGTAATTTATTAAAACCATAAGAATTAGATTTATCATTTTTTTTATCTTCTTTAATCCAAGATTCTACAACTGTCATACCCTCTACTGGTACTTTATGCTCATAAGTAGCGTTATTGTTTCTTAAACTTGACATAAACAATTCTTGTGCTTGTTTTATAGTATCTTCTGTAAAAAACACAATATATTTTTCGTCTTTTTCCTGGTCGTATCTAGGTATTTCTTTATTAGGTATTAATACAGCTCCTACTAAAGTTTTTTGCTCTTCGTCTAATTTAGCTAATGTTAAAAATTGATCTTTATTAAAAAATACCCAATTTTCTTCTATAGCAGGAAACTCTACTAAACTTATAGCCTCTACACCAAACCTTTCTTCTTGTTCATCAATAATTAGTTCTACTTTTTTTAGTTTTTCTTTGCTCATACTTATAAATATAAATTGTTTAAAATTGTTTATAACGTAGCTTGTAAATTTAAATCGTTCTGTAAAGCCTGACTACTACTAACATCACTTTCTACTACAAAGGCTTGTACAGGTGGTGCGTCTGCTGTTATTGCTCCAAATGTTGGTGCTACAGGTACAGTATTATCTACTACTTCTGGTGTAGCAGGTGCTGTACCCCCACCACTTTCACCTGGTATATCTGTTTGTAATATACTTCTAACATTTGCTAAACCTGTAGCTATAATTCCTACTGCACTAGCTATACCTACTATACCTCCTTGTGCTATAGCTTTATTTGCTCCTGCAAAAGTATCTATTGTTGCATTTGCTACAGCTATTGCCTTACCTGCCTTACTACTTTCACCTACTAATGCTCCTATACCAGACAAACCACTTTGTATTGCTTGTCTTTTAGCGTCTTCTAAAGCTATTTTATCAGCTAATTCTTGTTTATCTATTGCGTCTTGTTTATCTTTTTCGTCAGCGTCTATTTTATTTATTTTAGCATTAAACTCTTCTTTAATTTGCAAAATCTTTGCATTTCTTTCTTCTTCGTTAGATATAGTCAGTTCTGCCATTTTAACTAATCTATCTCTTTCATTTTCAAATTCTTTTTTTTGTCTTTCTACTTCGTCTACACCTATTTTAGCTAACTCTTGTTTATTAGCTCTTTCTTCTGCTAATAAGGCATTTTTTTGCTCACCACTTTCTTTTTCTAATTGTGTCTTTCTAAATTCTGTTTCTAATATTGCATTATTTAACCTTTCTATTTGTGCTTTAATTTCTACATTGTCAACTTCTATAGCTAATTGTGCAGATAAAGCTCCTTGTTGTTCCTTTAGGGCTTTTATTTCTGCGTCTGCTTGTTCTTTTGATATTTCTAATAGTTTATCATTAGCTTTTATTCTATCTTGTATGCTGTTACTAACATCGTCTCTTATTTTTCTTTGTACTTCTGCTTGTATTTCAAATTCTTTTATTATTTTTTCGTGTTTAGCTTCTAACAAACTTAAATTATTTGTAGCTTGTGTTATTGCTTCAGCTTGATCTTTTAAACTACTAACTGTAACACCTTTAAAAGTATTGTTAAACTCTTCAACAACTACTTTACCCATGTTAGTTATTTCATTAATACCTTCTCTAAAATCAACTATAATACCTTGACCTGCTTTTATAGCCTCTTCTCCTGCTATTCTTATTTCTTCTTTATATCCTGTAATTTGTGCTGTTAGTTCTGCTATTCTTTGTTGGTCACCTTTACCTAACCAGGATTTCTCCCAAGCTAACTGTACTTCTTTAATTACTAACGCTACACTATTAAAAGCTAATTTTAGTGGTGTTATTGCTAATGTCATTAAGTTTGACATTATTCTACCTAAAGCGTCAAAGTTATCAGTTAGTCCTGTAATTCTATCAAATACTGTTTTTACTGTTCTAATAATTTTATTAAATACTAAACCAACCATATTAAATGCAGTTGATACTGTGTCAGCTATTTCTTGGTTTTTCATCATAGCTTGACCTAATTGGTCTACAAGTTTTAAAACTATTCCTATACCTATTGCTTTCATAGCAAGTCCTACACCCCTAAAACCTTTAGCTAAACCCTCTATTGCACCTTTTTGTTTTTTTGCAGTTTGCCCTATATCTTTAACACCCTCTTCTATTTTTCCAATGCTATCTATAGCACCTTTTATATCTGCCTCTACTTCTATTGTTACTTTTTCTGCCATAATTTTATTTTATTAAATAGTTCTTTAAATGTTGTAGGGTACTCTTGTAATCCTGTAGCAAAATCATACTTACTACCTGACGCTTGTAAATCAGTAAGTAGATTTATTGATATAGGCATTAGTTTACCTACTTCTTGTATGTATTTTTCTAATTCCATAATAAATAATCTAAATCTTGAAATAATATATTTTCTGCGTTTTGATATATTGCCCTTGTGCTTGATGCATTAAATAAATGTTGGGATTTACTTATAACACTAACTTTACATATCCAATTACAAACTTCATTTGCTGCACCACCAGTAATTGTAGGTTGCCAATATCCATTAGCATCTGTTGTAGTTATATCTAACGTAGGGGTTGTAAATGCTGCATCTTTATTTGTTTTTGTTAATGTAGTACCACCTATATTTTTTAAACCACCATAACTTAATCCTATAATTGTATCATATTCAAAATAACCTGCTTTCTGAAAATTAATACCATTTTTAACTGTACCTAATAATTGTATTTTAATAAAGCTGATAGTCAAGAATTTAACTTGTAATATTTTTTTTGTTATGCCTCCATAATTAAATGTTGTAGTTGCAGTTCCATTTGTTGTAGCTTCTAAAACAAAATTCATTGTTTGTGCATAACCTGTACTACTTTGTAATAAGTTATTACTTGTTATATTTGGCATTAATGCAGGTAAAGGACTAGCACCACCAAAATCAAAATCACTAAAATCAACATTTGTTGTAGTTGTAGTACCGTTACCCCCTGTTGCATAACATTGACCTACACCTGTTGTAGTATTTTGTTGCACAAAAGTCCAATTTTCGTTTTGCTCTTCACAACATTCATTTGTAATAGTTGTTGCTGCTCCTGTTCCATTATCTGTCCACGTCATTAAACCTGTGTTAGGATTAATCGTTGGTGTTGCATCACAAGTAGAAGGTAGTTTTTCTATTACTTTCAATAGTGTAACTTTTGTAGATTTATCACCACCTACTAAATAATTATCAATACTTATAACCCTCCATAAACAATTTTTTATAAAATAAGTATTTTGAAAGCCATTTCCTGCAAAAGTTTCTATATCAGAAGGTGATAGATTCACATAACATTCCATAATTCGTGCTTCATCTGAATATATTTCGTTTATATATTGTACCCAATAGTCGTAATAAAAACCGTGTTCAGAATATACATTACCAAAATAATTAAAACAAAAGCCTGAATTAAATGTTGGATTATAATAAGTCCAATGTAGTATTTTTGTACTTGCTGTTACCCCTGTGTTTAAATTATCTAAATTATATTGTGTGCATAATGGAAATTTATTATTTGTACTTAATGCATCATTGTTTTGTAAATAATGATTAGAGTATAAATGAAAAGCATAAGTTGAACCACCTTCACTTGGATTACCTCCTGTTACATCAACAGGTGTTCCACTATAATAAAATATTTTAGGTTTTTGACTTTCTAATGGTACTCCAGGTTCATTAATGTCAGATTTAAATAAATAAGCTGTTGCAATATTTGCCTGTGGCATAGGTGTTCCAATACCATTGTTATCCCATAATGAAATACCTTGTGCTATTAGTGGTGACATTACAGAAAAGTTTCTAAATTCTTCTTTAGAAAAATCATTATCTCTTTTTTCTTTATATGTTCCATATACTATATTGTATGCACTATTATATCTTTGATTGAATATATCTTCATCTTCTAAATCTCCAAATTCTAAAAACTTAGATTGCATTTCATTAGTAGTTTTTATAACTTGTTCTTTTGATAAATCTAATTTATCTGTCCAATAGTTAACAGAGCCTTGTGTTATAAAATCTTGATAAGGTTCTATTATTAGTTGTTTTTCATTCTCTGGGTTAGTTTTAACAATTAAATTAAACTTATTAAGAATATCTTTAACAAAATCAGCTTGTGATATATTAGGCATATTATGTATCATTTGTACAGTACCATTTTCACCACCACCCATTAAACCTATTTCGTCAGTTTGTAAAGTTCTAACAGTACAATTTTGTATTGTGGCTGCAACTGTATTGCCTGCTCCTAAACTTAAATCTTGTAAAGTAAAAACACAAAAATAAATTTCTCCTGGTATAGGTGTAATATTATTAGTAAATGTATATTCTAAAGTAGAATCAGGAGTTACTGTGATTTGGTCTTGACTTTGATAAGGTGCATTTGTAACATTTTGAGCATATCCTCCCCAATTTAAATTATCTATTTCTGTTTGAGAGTACCATCTACAAGTTAATTGTGCATTATAATTAGAAGATGTATTAGTTTGTGCAGGTAATGTTAATTCTAAAGTTGTTTCAACTTGCATTGTTCCTGTAGGTAATAAAGTTTCTACACCAGTATCTGCAGGAAATTGAATACTAGGACAATTTATAGTTACTGCAGGTGCACCCATTACTGCAATTGCTGTTAATGTAGTTGCAAAAAATAAATTGTTAGGATCGTAAACCTCATTGTTTACAATTACATTTTCTATAAAACAACTATCTACATCTAAATCATTTGATATTGTTATAGTTTCTGCTTGTGTTACAGTCATATTAGCTTCAAAACCAATAAAAGGCGCTTCACTACCCGCACTAACATTGAATATAGTTTGTACTTTTTGATTTTCTGTAGATAGTGTCATAAATATTCTACTGAAAAAATTTGTATCAG